GATTGTTTGATGGCTACCGCATCAGGCGGCTAACCCCTATTGAATGCGAACGCTTACAGGGATTCCCTGATAACCATACCGCCTTTGGAAACTACGATGGTGTGGTCAAACCAATGAGCAACACCCAACGCTACAAGCAATGCGGCAACGCAGTAACTGTTGATGTTGTGTCGGCAGTTGCAAAAAATTGTTTACCTTTATTCAAAACCAATCAACAATGAAAATCATAGAACTACTTGATGGCAGCACTTGGGATTTAGAAACCCTAAAGAGCCGTATGCACGATGATGACTTCTACTACGGCAACCTTTCAAAGAATGCCTTGTCATCTTCAGCTTGTAAATTATTATTAACCTCACCGAAGACCTACCACTACGTCACCAAGTACGGCAGCGAGGATTCCGATGCCTTCTCGGTAGGTCGGCTCGTTCACCTGATGGCTCTTGAGCCGCATCGTTTGGAAGAGTACAACGTGATTGAGGTGCAAAGCAAGAACGCAAAGGCGTGGCAAGAAGCAAAAGGCCAACGCAACATCTGCACCCGTAAGGAGATGGATGAAGCGCAGCGCATCGCTGATGCCCTACTACGCAACGAATACTTCCTGTCAATGATTCAAGGCTGCGAGTTTGAGAAACCAGCAATCGGATTGATTGAGGGCATTCCATTCAGAGCAAAGGCAGACATCATCGCTGATGGCTTCTTGGCTGACCTGAAAACAACAACCGACCTACGGGCCTTCCCTTACTCGGCAAAGAAGTACGGCTACGATGTACAGGCGTTCATCTACACCCGACTATTCGGTGTGCCGATTGACAAGTTTTACTTCATCGCTATTGACAAGGCGAGCTTGGATGTGGGTATCTACTCCATCACTCCTGAATTTGTAGCAGAAGGCGAGCGCAAAACGCTTGAGGCCATCCAACTGTACAAGCAGTTCTTCATCTTGGGTGAGGACTTGGACTCGTACACCATCTTCGGAGAACTTTAACACCAAATAGAAATGAGAACTCCGCCCGCTTATGGCGCATTAGGATTCAGCAAGCGGAATGCAACCGCCCTGATTAACGGAGTCTTTTTCTTTAACACCAACGAGAAATGAAAAGGATACTTGAAATTATAGAAATAGGAATGCCTCAAAGTTTAATACATCGGGAAGGACAACCAACCGATGAACTTATTGATACATTTGAATTGATACGTGAATTAAACGAAATGATTAAAACCACCGAGAAATGAAAAAAATGTATGAAAAAGAGCTAACCGAAATCAAAAAGATTATTTTGGGGGCAACTATCGTAAGTGTTGAACACAACGAAAGTGCTGATGAAGGAATGATATTAACACTTGACAGCGGAGTCAAAGTGGATTTTGGTTGGTCAGGATGGTACGGATGGTGCAAATTATTAACGGATAACATCAACAAGAAATGAAAATAACTGACGAAATAAAAAACGAAACATTGGTATGGGTTCTTGCATCAATATCTGATGTAGAATTGCAATCACAATGCGATATAGATGAAATTGTAGTAGAACCTTATGGCAGAAAATCAATGCCTGTATATGCAAGTAAAGATTGGGTAAAGCGACTAACCAAAAAAGAGGTTAGAGAATACTACAAGGAAATTAAAAACCTTTAACACCAACGAGAAATGAGAGAGCAATTTATGCGTATCGCTATGGCGAGGCTACGCAGCACCTATCCATTCAAACCCCAACGACAAGCAGTAGCAGCTCGTATGTGGGTAACCTATCTTGAACGCTACGCTGCAAAACAATGGGAGCGTGAGCAGATGAGACAAGTCCGTGCCTGCGCTATGCACGCAGCACAACAGGAATGGGAGCTAATGGAGGAGCAACTCAACAAGCGGATGGACATCATCGGAACGAACGGCAACGAAGGCGAACACTACGAATGATGCTCTACATAGTCACGCCTTGTTCACGACCAGAGAACCTCGCACAGATTCGCAAGTCAATCCCCTCCGCCCTTACTTGGGTGGTGATGATGGATGCCTCTACCGACCACAAAGCACCAAGCGGTGCAAACGTAACCCACTACTCAACCCGAACAGGAGGCTGGGGTAACCCCCTACGCAACGAGTTCCTTGACCTATACCAAGACCAGTTCACCGAGAACGACTGGGTATACTTTCTGGATGATGACAACATCCTCCACCCGAAGTTCATCCAGCAGATTGAATCGCTCCTGTGTCTAAATGCTGGCATAGTCACTTGGGGGCAAGAGGGAAGGCTCCGCCCTACCGACCAACCAAGAATCGGTAACATAGACACCGCATCTTTTATGTTCCGACCCACACAAACCAACAAGCTACGCTTTGAAAACATCTACGAGGCCGATGGTATGTTCGCACAGGCAGCAACAAGGCTAACCAATCTTATCTGCGTAGAGGCGTACCTTTGCTACTACAACGCCCTGCGATGAAGACAGTAAACTCACTATCGGGAGGTAAGACCTCATCGTATATGGCGGTACACTATCCTGCCGACATTGAGCTATTCTCGTTGGTGCGTACCAATAGCGAGAAGTGTTTGTTCCCAGATGCATCAATAAGGCAGCAAGTATCCGACCGCATAGGACACGAATTTATTGGAACGCTTGAGCAAGATGAAATCATCTACACGATGCTTGACCTTGAGCAATACATAGGTCGCAAGATTCAATGGATAAGCCCCAAGACCTTTGAAGATGTTCTTGCCTCCACAAGAGGGACAAAGCCTGATGGAACGGAGTATCGCTATCTACCAAACGTGATGATGCGCTACTGCACAACTGAACTAAAGGTGAAGCCAATCACACAATGGCTATACGATAACACCGAACTACCTGTGAGGATGCGTATGGGCTTTCGTGCAAGCGAACAAGAGCGAGCGCAGCGAATGCTGCTACGTCAAACTGAAGGCATTGAATACGCAAAGGTGATTGTCGGAAAGAGCAAGAGCCGAAACAAATGGAAAGACGTTACCTATCGTGTAGCAGAGTTCCCATTGATAGAAGACAATATCTACAAAGACACCATTGAAGCCTATTGGCAAGACAAGCCTGTACGCTTTGCCTATATGAACAACTGCGTGGGATGCTTCCACCGAAGCCCAATGCTCCTCAAGCATATGAGCGACAAAGCTCCCAATAAGTTTGATTGGTTCATTGAGCAGGAGCAACACGGAGCGCAATGGAAGAAAGAAACAACATACGCAAAAATCAAAGCACACAAATCGCAGCATACGCTATTTGATGATGACTTCAACTCTTGCGATTCAGGATATTGCGGATTATGAAGAACCACACGAAGGTCTACCTGAAGGGAATGGGCTATGACACGACTGACTGGATTCCCTGTGAGGTGTGTCAAGCAACTGCGGTAGACATCCACCATCTGGAAGCACGTGGTATGGGAGGGAGCAAACAGGCGGATACCATAGAAAACCTAATGGCTCTATGTAGGCAATGCCATAACGAGTACGGAGATAAGACCCAACACAAGGAGATGCTAAAGGCAAGGCATAACTACCAGATGTCAAAAAGGGTTATTTAGAATAGAACCAAATAAAACTAAAATGCCAAAAGGAAACCCCAACCTCGTAAAGGGAGGCCCAAGCCTCAACCCATCGGGTAGACCAGCAGGCGTACCCAACAAAACCACCAACAAGATTCGTGAGGCATTCCAGAATCTCATTGAAGCCAACCTTGAGAATATGACCCTATGGCTAACGCAGGTAGCTGCTGATGACCCGAAGGGCGCACTTGACCTGCTGAACAAGATGGCAGAGTACACGACACCCAAGCTCGCACGGGTAGAGAACTCCCACGAAGCAGCAGATGAACTCACCCAAATCAAAGTAGAGATTGTCCGTACTCCAAGTCAAGACAAGTGAACTCTTTGAAAAGAACTACACCGCACCAACACGGATAGTAGTCAATCAAGGCGGTTCTCGTTCTGGTAAGACCTACTCCATCTTGCAGATGCTTATTGTCATCGCAATGCAAGAGAAGGGGAAGGTCTTCTCTATTGTGCGTAAGTCACTCCCATCGCTCAAGATGACCGCATACCGTGACTTCTTTGAGATACTCCGCAATATGGAGTTGTACGATGAGGCACGCCACAACAAGAGCGACTACACCTACACGCTCAACGGCAACCTGTTTGAGTTCATTTCGCTTGACCAACCGCAGAAGAAGCGAGGAGCAAGACGTGACTACCTATTCTGCAACGAGGCCAACGAACTATCTTGGGAGGACTTCTTCCAGCTCCTCGTTCGTACCACAGGCAAGATATGGATTGACTACAACCCATCTGATGCGTTCCACTGGATATACGACCGCCTGCTGACCCGTGATGACGTAACGTACATACAAAGTACCTACAAGGACAATCCGTTCCTTGATGCCTCCATCGTAGCGGAGATTGAACGCCTCGCAACAACCGATGAGGACTATTGGCGCATCTACGGCTTGGGTGAGCGTGGTATGAGCCGTGCTACCATCTTCCAGTTCGGAGCAACAGACGTACCCACCAACGCAAGGCTCTTGTCAATGGGGATGGACTTCGGATTCACCAACGACCCTACCGCACTCGTAGCCGTATACGAGGCAGATGGATGCCTGTACCTTGATGAGCTACTCTACCAGACAGGGCTAACGAACAACGACATTGCCAACGTGCTTACCTCGCTGGGGGTAGACCGAAGGAGTGAGGTGTATGCCGATAGCGCAGAACCCAAGTCCATTGAGGAGCTATACCGCAGGGGCTTCAACGTAAAGCCCACCGCAAAGGGTAACGATAGCGTGAACGCTGGCATTGACATAATGAAACGCTACAAGTTATTCATCACACCACGCAGCAAGAACCTTGAAAAGGAGCTGCGTAACTACAAGTGGACAGAGGATAAGAACGGCAACCTGCTGAACAAACCCATTGATGCATTTAACCACGCTATTGATGCCGCACGATACGCTATCTTTAGCAAGAAAAACAACCCCAACTTCGGGAGATATTCAGTACGATGATTTTTGTAGCAGGCAAATTAGGTGGTGTATTTTACCACCGACTCCAAGTACCATACGAAGACCTGATGCTTCGGGGCTATATGGTCAAGTTCGGGCAGCTTGATGAGCTGGACAAATACAAGGGTGCTATCACGCACCTCGTTGTCAATCGGGGCGTAGCCACC